AGTTATAGAAAAAGACATAACCAATAGAATGGCTTCTACTATACGACATAACAGAGCTAGAGGTTCTCACTCAATTGAATTAATGAGTAATATTGTAACTGATTTATTAAATGCGGGTATGAGTGATGCTTGGATAATTAAACATATCGGTATGGATAAAGATGAATTGTTAAGGCTTAAACAGATTACAGGTTTAGCTTCTTTATTTGCAGACAAAGATTTCAGTAATGGATGGGAATTAAAATAACTAATTATATATGAATGATAGCAATTTAATGCCGTTTTGGTCTGTTAATCAAAATGGAAAAATAGATCTTAATAATTATTTATTTAAGAAGTTCTTAGAGAAATACGATTATTTTAAGAACAAACCAAATGCAAATAGTACGTTTAACATTATAAAAAAGAACGGAATTTTTTTAGAGATTAAGGACGAAACAGATTTGAAAGACTTTATACTAACTCACATTGAACAAAATGATTTAGGTATAGGAGTTTACAATTTAATGAGTGGAAATCTTAAATACTTTAAACGTGACTTTCTTTCTATGATTTCTACTAAAGAGATTCAAGTAATGAAGGATGACAAAGATAATGCTTACTTTTTCTATAATAATTGCATCGTTAACATTACAAAAAACGAACGTAAGATTATAGACTATAAAGATGTAAATATTTCTATTTGGAAGAAACAAGTAATTGATAGAGATTTTATCGAAGCAGACCATCACCAATCACAATTTAGAACATTTATATGGAAAGTAAGCGGTGAAGATGTAGAACGTTACAACACTTTGCAATCTGTTTTAGGTTACTTACTTCATTCATATAAGACTAATTCAAACAATAGAGCTATTATTTTTAACGATGAAATGATAAGCGACAATCCAAATGGAAGGTCAGGTAAGGGATTAATTTGGAACGCACTTAAACAAATTAAAAACGTACAATCATTAGATGGTAAAACATTTACTTTTAATAAATCATTCCCTTATCAAAATGTTTCTACTGATTGCCAAATATTAGTGTTTGATGACGTTGAACGTAATTTTAGCTTTGAATCTTTGTTTAGTGTAATTACGGAGGGTATATGTATAGAGTACAAAGGTAAAGATGCGATTCGATTAAGCGTTGAAGAAAGTCCAAAGATTATAATTACAACTAACTACACTATCAAAGGAGATGGAGGAAGTCACGAAGCTAGGAAGTTTGAAGTTGAAATGTCTACTTTTTTTAATGCAGATTATACACCTGAGATGTTTTTTGGTAATAAACTATTTAACGATTGGGATAAGCAAGAATGGGCAAGGTTTGATAATTATATGATGGAATGTTTACGTAAATATTTGAATAATGGATTAGTTCGTAGCAATACAAAGAATTTAGAGATTAGAAAGCTAATTGATAAAATTAGTAGTGAACTACATACGTTTATCCCATCTATTCCTAATAACGAATGGGTAAACGTAAAGACTATTTACGATAACTTCTTAAATTCCTATCCTGAGTTAAAGAAATGGTATAAACAAAACAGTTTAACTATTGGTTTAAAGTCGTATGCTAAACACTACGGAGTTAAATATCATACAACAACAGCTGGGGGTATTACAAAGATTATGTTTGAATCTAGTAAAAGTTATAATAATGAAGAGCAAAAGGATATTTGGGATTCAAACGAACTGCAAGGATTATGACAATAGATAGTATAATAGCAATTAAAAAGATTGAATCCATAATGGATAAGTATAAAGATTCTATAGATTGGTTACAAGAAAATCATGCTGCTAGAAAAGATTTAATATCTAGTTTACAAGAATCAATATTTAGACTTGGATTGATTAGAAAGGATATAATTATGTACGACACTAAAATAGAGGCAAGAGAATGGATGGTAGACTAACTAATATAATCATAGATGCTGAAATTGATAAGATAAGCAATTCAATGCAAGAAATTATTGATAAATATCCTGAAAGGTTGGAGTCAATAGGAAAGCTTAATTTTGTTTTAAAAGATTTAGAACACATTAAAAGACACGTTAAATTTTTAATTAATAAGTATGAAGCAACTTAGACAATACCAACTAGACCTATCAAAGAAAGCGGTTGAAATACTACGAGATAAGAAGATAGTGTACTTAGCCATGGAAGTGCGTTTAGGTAAGACATTAACAGCTTTAAATGTATGTGAATTGTACGGAGCTAAATCGGTTTTATTTGTGACTAAAAAGAAAGCAATGAGTTCAATTGAGTCCGATTATGCAAGTATGCCATTTTCTTTTGATTTAGTAGTTATTAATACCGAATCAATACATAAGATTAATGGACAATTTGATGTTGTTATAAGCGACGAGAATCATAAATACGGAAGTTTCCCAAAGCCAAGTAAAGGAGCAAAAGAATTTAAACAACGATACTCACATTTACCTTTAATATTCTTAAGCGGAACACCGCATCCTGAATCGTATTCTCAAATATACCACCAATTTTGGATTAGTAAGCATACACCATTCAATCAATACCCATCATTTTATAAATGGGCATCTACATTTGTAAACGTTACTACAAAGCATTTAGGTTATGGAATGATTAAAGACTATAAAGATGCAAAGAAAGAACTAATAGAAGCAGTAATTAAACCTTATATGATAACATACACACAAAAAGAAGCTGGATTTAGTTCAACAATCAACGAGAAGATAATATACGTTGACATGAAAGAATCAACATACGCACTAATTAAACGATTAGAGAAAGATTTAATCGTACAAGGTAAGCAAGAAGTAATACTCGGAGATACTTCGGTTAAATTAATGTCTAAATTGCATCAATTGTATTCAGGTACTATCAAGTTTGAGTCAGGGAATACTGCTGTACTAGATTATTCAAAAGCAATACGTATTTACACAATGTTTAAAAGTAGACAGATTGCAATATTCTACAAGTTTAAAGCTGAATTAGATGCTTTGGAGTTCATATTTGGAGATACACTTACAACAGATCTAGACGAGTTCAACACAACAACCAAGTCAATAGCTTATCAAATCGTATCAGGACGCGAAGGAGTCAACCTTAGTCGTGCATCTTCATTGGTTTACTATAATATAGATTTTAGTGCTGTATCTTATTGGCAAAGTCGTGATAGGTTAACGACAATGGATAGACTAGAGAACAACGTATATTGGTTCTTTGCTAAGAATGGAATAGAAGACAAGATATATAAAGCCGTAATGAATAAAAAGAACTACACACTAAACGTATTTAAGAATGACTTCGGAAAGTAAGATCCAAGCAAGTTGCATAACATATGCTAAAAAGAATGGGTGGTTTGTGCTTAAAGTTATACGATGTAATGTCAACGGCTATCCTGATGCAACCTTCTTTAAGGATGGTAAAACATTTTTTGTTGAATTTAAAACAGAGATAGGAAAGCAATCAAAATTGCAACAATACGTTGAAAGTGAATTGATTAAGCAAGGATTCAAGTATTATCTTATCCGAGATTTAAAAGAATTTCAAAAAATAATTACAGAAATGTGATTATATTATAATAAATGTATTATATTTGTCATATAGAAACAATTTAATATTTGAATTATGAGTGGATGTTATGGAAATGATTCTTTTGATAGATACTGGGAATCGCAATTAGACAAGTACCTTGATGAGTACGATGAAGACGATCAAGAGGAAGAAGAAGATGAAGATTATGATTACGAACGATTAAACGATAAATAAGATGAACGATAAACTAGAATTACTTGAAGCATATATAGGAGGATACAAACATTCGCTACACTCATATATCGAAGATTATGGATATAATGAGTTTGCTGGAGGGCAAGTATTTGCAATGGATAGAATAGTTAAATACATTAAAGAATTAAAAGAAGATGAAGATAGTAGCAGATTTAACGGATAAGCATGAAATTAACCTAAAAATAATCAAAAGACTTGGTTACATATTAGGTGAAGAAGTCAACACCAAACCACAACAGGTATCATTAGCAATGGATTTATTGCAATACTTAATGTGGGAATTCAGTGAGACAGATTTAATAGAAATAATACTTAAAAACAAAGACAATGAAAGAGCATAATATAGACGCAATGAAATATCGTAAACACACCCATCTTGCTGGAGTAGATGTTTCAATCATTGCAAGCGAAAAAGGTAAGTGCTTACTTACAATTAAAGATGCATATTACTCTAAAGGAGTTGATGTGTCAGGTAATAAAACGGATGGTTACTTTCTAGAATTTGCGGAAGATGTGATGGATATGGTAGTTAATTCCTCCAATAGAAAGCAAATTTCACAGAACTTAGTCCTAGAAAAAGGTTTGTCATTAGTTGATAGTCGTAACATTGGTAACTGGATAGGTTACAAGATTGAACTTTACCACGATGAAACTATCCGAATGATGGGTAAGACAGTTGGAGGAATCAGAGTAAGAGGTTTCAAAGCATTACCTAACTTAGAACCTAACACACCAAACTTTGATGCAGTTAAGAAAGCATTACAAGGTGGTAACTACACAATAGAACAAGTAAAAACGAAGTATAACGTATCTACTGAGGTACAAAAATTATTAGAAAAATGATTAAAATTGAAATAAAAAACAGATTTACAGGTAGTGCTATCTTTGAATATACAAAAGAAAATAATACAATCAAAGATACAATAGAAGAAGCAGTAAGAGTCGGAGCTAGTCTTTACGGAGCTAATCTTAACGGAGCTAATCTTAACAGAGCTAGTCTTAACAGAGCTAATCTTAACAGAGCTAGTCTTAACAGAGCTAATCTTGACGGAGCTAGTCTTGACGGAGCTACAAAAACACCTATGTATTGTAAATGGGGACACGGAATTACAGAAGGTGAAATACAAATAGGATGTAAACAAAAAACTATTGAAGAGTGGCATTTATTTTTTAACTCTGAGGAGGAACTAGAAACTAAAAGAGGGACGCAAGAATTTAAACAAATACAAGCAGTATTTGAAGCATACAAAGCATATTTAAACTTTTTAAATGATGGAAAATAAAATATACAGACATAGAGCAAGTCAGTCAGGCTTGCTTTTAACAAACGGCAAAGACGATTTAAAGTTAGGTGCGTCAATGATTACTTACTTAAAGAAATGGTATGCAGAACAAAAGTCAGGAGTGCGTGACGAAATAGATTCCAAGTACTTTCGTAAAGGTAATATGTGCGAAGATGAAGCTATTGACATTTGTGCAGAACGTTTTGGATTAGGTATACTTGAAAAGAATATAGTACATTTTAACGATGAACACTTCCAAGGTACACCCGATGTTATCACAGATGAATTTATAATCGACACTAAATGTTCATGGGATTACGTTACATTCTTAGATGCTATAACAAGTCCAATCAATAAAGACTACGAAGCACAATTACAAGTGTATATGCATTTGACTGGTATAAAGAAAGCAAAGTTAGTATATGTATTACTAGACACACCTGCTGAAGCGAATTACGGTAACGATATATTCTACAGTCACATGCCAATTAACGAAAGGTTTTATAGTTTTGAGTTAGAATATGATTCAACTATGATTGAGCAAATGCAGAACAAAGTAAATAATTGTAAAATATTTTTAGATGAATACGACCAAAGAATCAAATCGCTACTTGGATAAGAGAGATAACACCATTGTCATGTTAGTATTACGTGGCAATGGATTCATCCGAGTAAAGCCAGCAAAAGGTTTGGACATCGTAATGTCAGTTGAATGTTTTAAAACTAATTTTAAAAGAATATGAATAAACAGATAAATAATACCTTCCAAGTACTATTGCTCATGCAAATTGCACTGGAGAAGTTGGAAGATATGCCAGAGGGGAATATCTTTAGAGAGAATAACTACGATACAATAGATAACTTTATTAAGTATCTTGAATCACATGTAGAGCCGTTGACAAGTGAGATTAACGTACAAGAGTCAGACCAATACATCTACATCACTAAGAACATTCGTAAAGTAATAGATAAAATTAGAATCAAATGAAAATAATAATCGCGATGTGTGTTTGGTGCGTTCTAACGAGTTTTAAAGCTAGCTATTACCATTCTTCATTTAATGGTAAAATAACTTATAGCGGTGAAATTTATAACGAGAATAAATTAACGGCTGCTTCAAATGTTTATCCAATTGGAACTAGATTAAAGATTACGAATATAGAAAATAATAAATCGGTAATTGTGAAGATAAATGACAAAGGATCATTCAGAAAAGTAAGTATCGATCTATCCAAGAAAGCATTTAGTAAGATAGCCGAGTTAGATAAAGGAGTAATTAATATTAAAATAAAGAAAATATGACAAAGAAAGAAGAATTAAAGCATCAATTAACAATGGAAAGACTTTTAACAAGTCAATTGTTTGAGAAGATAAGAGAGTTAAAACACGAGAATACTGTAATGAGAGACCAACTGTACGAATTAAGTAAGGAGTACTTCACACCACAAGATGCAATCGTAGCAAAGGTTATCGAAGCATACAAAACAAGGTCAGAAATAGGGATAGCGAAGTACGGAACAACACTAGACGCAAACAATACGGATGACTTTCTACAGCATCTACAAGAAGAACTTTTTGACGCAACACTTTATATTGAAAAATTAAAAGAAATTGCATTGCAGTTAAATAAATAATACTTATATTAGTCAAAAATTAAAAACGATGAGTAAATTTAAAGGAGTGATTACACACATTGGAGAGGTAATCGAATTAGGGAACTACAAAAAGCTGTATGTTCATGTAGTAGAAAACGAAGGAGAATATCCTCAATCATGTAACTTCGAAGTATTTGGAGAAGCAAAAGTAGATAACGTTCTTAAATACAATCGAGTTGGTGATGTTGTCGAAGTAGACTATAACCTTAAAGCTCAAGAGTCTAAACGTGAAGCTGGTGTGTATTTCAATACCATTCAATCTTGGAAGATTACAAAGCATGATTAAGCAAATAGAAGAGATAGCAAAGAAACATAGAGAGTGGACTAATATTGTCCGCTCTTTTGGCTGTAAAACAGAAGCAGAGGATGTGGTCCAGGAGATGTATCTTAGACTAGATAAGTACATCAAGCCTGATCAAAAGATTTCAACTTCATTCGTATGGATTACATTACGCAACATTTACTTTGACTTCCTGAAGAAAGAGCCTGTGACGTTTGAACTAGATAAGACCGTTTCTGACGCACTTTCCGAGACCGAGAGTATAATTGCATACGGGGAACTAAATAAACGCGTTAGAGACGAACTTAATAATGTAGATTGGTTTGACAAGATGCTATTCGAACTATACGTTACAAGTGGTAAGTCAATGCGACAACTATCAAAAGAGACAGGGATAAGTCTTTCTTGTATATTCTACACTACGAATAGAACAAAAACACACTTAAGGAGTTTACTTAATGAAGACTATGAAGATTATTTAAATGAAGATTACGAATGGCTAAAAGAAAAGCACAAGGACTAGGAGATACAATAGAGAACGTACTCCAAGCGACAGGAATAGATAAGGTAGCAAAGTTTATATTAGGAGAGGACTGCAAGTGTGATGAACGTAAAGCAAAACTTAACGAACTTTGGTCATATAGAAAGAAACCACTTTGCCTTAATGAAGATGAATACTTATGGCTAAATGAAGGAGGATTGAAGAAAGCTGAGACATCACTAGTAGATTCAATGTTGATGCAGAGAACTCATAATAGAGTATTCCAAACAGGTAGATTAGAATATACTTCTTGCGCTTCTTGTTTGAGAGATCAATATCAAGACTTAAAAAAAGTATTAGAAGCTTATGATACAAAATGATATAATACAAGTAATATACTCAGGCAAGTACTTTTTTGTTATTTGCCTGAATTGACTAATCAATAGAAATCAATGGCGGGTACAGGAGGTAAAAGAGAGGGAGCTGGTCGTAAATCTTTAGCAACAGAGATTAAAGGATTTAACCTAGCTGCTCCACATGTAGAAGATGCTTTCAGAGTGATTGCAGAAATAATGATTGATGAGACTAAACGTCCTGTTGATAGGATTGCTAGTGCTAAGATACTAATTGAGTATGGTTGTGGTAAACCTAAAGAACGAGTTGAGTCAGATGTTACAATTAATACAACAACACTAAAAGATTTGATTAACTTTGGTGAAAAATAATTATGAGAGGTTTAATAGCATTACTAATTAGTTTTATATTTATATTTAGTTGGTCAATAAGTATGTGGTTTATTTTATTAACTCCAATATTTATAATAGCACTAACTTTATTAACTGAAGATAATTAATTGGTAACTTTAAATCCTAAATATAAACCTTTTGGAAGTGATAGCAGATATTTTATTATTACTGGTGGTCGTGGTAGTGGGAAGTCTTACAGCATTAACTTGTTACTTCTACTACTTACATATGAAAGTGGGCATACCATTCTATTTACGAGATATACACTTACTTCTGCTCACGTTTCTATTATTCCTGAGTTTATTGATAAGATTGATGTACTAGATAAGCATTCAGACTTTCATATTACAAAGGATGAGATTATAAATCTAAGAACAGGAAGTAAGATATTATTCAAGGGTATCAAAACAAGCTCAGGAACTCAGACAGCAAACCTTAAATCATTAGCTGGTGTTACTACATGGATACTAGATGAAGCAGAAGAGCTTACTGATGAAGATACATTTGATAAGATAGATTATTCGATACGTTCTAAAGACAAACAAAATAGAGTTATATTAATACTTAATCCAGCTACGAAAGAACATTTCATCTATCAAAAATTCTTTGAATCAAAAGGTGTTGAAGCTGGTAGCAATACAATCAAGGGAGACACTACATACATTCATACGACTTACTTAGATAATTATAACAACTTATCGGAATCATTCTTAAATCAAATACAAACAATAAAAGAACGCAGACCTGACAAGTATAAACACACTATCCTCGGGGGCTGGTTAGAGAAAGCTGAAGGGGTTATATTTACAAATTGGAGAATAGGAGAGTTTAATAAAGAAAATGGTTCGGTGTTCGGTCAAGATTACGGTTTTAGTAATGACCCAAGTACATTAATTGAAACGTCAATTGATAGAGCCAACAAAAAGATATATATTAAAGAACACATACATAAGCAAGGACTAACAACGTCGGAACTTGCACAACTAAACCAACAATTTGCTGGTCGTGATTTAATAGTAGGTGACAATTCAGAGCCTAGATTGATAGCAGAACTTAAAGCAAGAGGTTTAAATATAGTAGCGACAATTAAGGGAGCAGATTCAGTTAAATATGGGATAAGTTTAATTCAAGATTATGACTTGATTATTGAAGAAAATTCCGTAAATTTGATAAAGGAATTAAACAACTATTGTTGGTTAGAAAAAAAGAGTGAGACACCGATCGATAAATGGAATCACTGCTTAGATGCAATGAGATATGCGATTAGTTATCAGTTAGCTAATCCAAATAAAGGGAAGTATTCAATTTACTAAATACAAAATATGAAAACAGAAGTTAAAGAAGTATCGTTTCAAGTACCAAACAAGAAACAAATTATTAAGGATGTAACCTTAGATTTAATTGAGAAGTTTAAAGCTGAACATGGAGACGGGTGGAAGTTAGCAATGTACGAAGCTATCGACAATGAGATTATGAAGTTTCAGGGAAGCTTAGAGTATTGGAAAGCAATAAGAAAGAATATTAAATGATGGAAATTAAAGATTTTAAAAATAGAAACTGCGTAGAATATTTAGACCAAATAGATATACACAGAGGTATTAGTGCTTGCATTGACCATAACAATATGTTTATTATAAATATAGATGATGGTGGGCCACAAGGAGCTCAAATAGAATTAGACAAAGAAGCAATAAAAGATTTAGTTAATTTTTTAATAGGCGAATGAAGTTAGAATTAGTAATACCAACATCTTTAAGCGAGATACCTTTGATGCACTACCAAAAATACATGGTAGTTGCATCGAATAAGGATAACTCAGACTTGTTTATATCTCAGAAGATGATAGAAATCTTTTGTGGTATAGAATTGAAGAGTGTTGTAGATATTAAGCTATCAGATGTAATAGACTTGGTTACTCATTTCAAAGGATTATTCGATAAGAAACTAGAGTTAAAAAAGACATTTGAAATACAAGGTGTAAAGTTTGGATTCATTAATGAGTTAGAGGATATATCATTTGGGGAGTATATAGATTTAGAGTCTAACATTATCGACGTACAATCATTCCATAAGGCAATGGCTGTTATGTACCGACCTATCACAAGTCAGAAAGGAGATAGGTATACTATCGAGAAATATAACGGTACAGCGAACTATGCTGACTTAATGAAATACGCACCACTTGATGTTGTACTTCCTGCATCGGTTTTTTTTTGGAGTTTAGGAAACGAGCTATTGACGGCTACCCTGTCTTATTTAGAGAAACAGATGACGAAGAAGAGCAAAACGATTTTAGCGAAACAACTCAATTTGGAAAGCAATGGGGATGGTATCAATCAATATATCAACTCGCTAAAGGAGACGTTACAAAGTTTGACAGAGTTACAAGAACGGGACTTTTTGAGTGCTTAACAATGCTCACGTTTGAAAAGCAAAAGACTGACATAGAAAATAGACAATTAAAACGACAACATGAAAGGCTACTTTGATTTAACAACTTTACTAAATAATCTATTGATTGGTGATCCTTTAATTAACCAAACTACTAAGGGAAGTTTAGATAAGATTACAAATGCTAAGAAAGATATGTATCCATTAGCTCATGTCATGGTAGACAATGGGCAGTTCGAATCCAATACGATTAGATTTAGTGTGTCGGTTATTGTGATGGATATAATCAACTATACTAAGGATAATTTAGATGACCTATATTATGGTAACAATAATGAGGACGATGTACATCACCAAAGTATAGCAAGTTGTCAAAGGTTGTTTGAGCAGTTAAGAAGAGGTGAATATAGTAGAGAGTTCTCAATCGAATCTGATAGTGCAACATTTGAATTATTTACAGAGAGATTTACGGATGACGTTGCTGGATGTACAATTACTTTTGATATTACAATGGCAAACACAATGACTATATGTTAAACGTACAGGAGGAACTAGATAAGTTTAAGAACTATGTAATACAGCAATCTAGGTCTAACTTAACTAAGCAAGGTAGGAATGTATCTAAGTCACTATACAACTCGATTAAAGGGGAAGCAAAAGCAATGCCTAATTCATTCTATCTTAACTTTGAGATGGATGAACACGGACAATATGTAGATCAAGGTGTACGTGGTAAGAATTCAAGTGCTAAAGCTCCTAACTCACCATTTAAGTTTGGGAGTGGTAAAGGCAAGAAAGGTGGATTAACTCAAGGAATACAACGATGGGTTAAGGCTAGGAGATTTCAGTTTAGAGATAAGAAGAGCGGTAAGTTTATGTCATATGAATCTACTGCATTCTTAATCACTAGGTCAATATATTCTAAAGGCACTAAACCATCTCTATTCTTTACTAAACCATTTCAAAAATACTTCGAGAAATTGCCACAAGAATTAATCGTTAAATACGGATTGGACGTTGAGGAGTTATTTAAGTATACAATTCAACAACCTAAATAAATGGCAAACATATTTGTAAGAAGTCCTTATATCATATCTATAAATGAGACAGGACAAACAACAACAGGGATAGAGATATATTTATGGAATGGTACGGGTTCAGCTCCTACTACACCGCAATACACATTAAATAAAGCTATCCCATCAAGTACGAATACAAATACTAATTATGATATATCTCCGTATGTTAGGGAGTATCTTTCTCACGTTGCTACACAATCTCCCGTGGCATTATCAACTTCATTCACTAATTTAGCTACTACTCAATGGTGCAATGTTAGAATTAGAAAGTTTGCATTTACCACTTCACTTAATTACCTTGGGGAGGTTAATCATTACGCACATGATGGGTATTCATTCTATGAGTCAGGATACAACTTCGATCATGGTAGATTCTTACTAGAGCAGAAAGAATACTTTTACAATGAAGATGCTACATATGCGGGTGAGGTAGCTTGTTATTTAAATTCGGGTGAGAAGATAAAATATGGTAATGGTTTTACATCTTCTACTGCTACAATAAACTCTACATCTATTGGGTTTGGTATAAGACAAATTACATCTGTATCTGTATCTGGAGATTACACAGCAGAAACTTTAGTTGGAAGCGCTTTATATTTTACTTATGAGTACGAATTTGGACAGCCTACAACTTCATGGACTGGTGTTATTTTATCTTCATCATATAACTCAGGCACAAATACAACAACGATAATACCTAATTTTGGAGGTACAATCCCTACAATTGACGATGGACTTGGTAACTCAGGTAATAGAACTGTCACAGTAGGCTCTGCAGAAACATATACAGTGCCTTCAAGTGGTTGGTTTACTATTCCAAGAGTTTTAAGTACTTATAAAACATTAAGGATATTTAATTCTGCGCTTAGTACATTATATGCATCGTGGACATTTACTCCTATTTGCGAGCCTAAGTATACACCTGTAGTAATTGACTTTATTAATAAGTACGGAGCATGGCAAAGAGAGTTCTTTTTTAAGGCATCTAAAACTAATATATCTATCGAATCGAATGATTACAATGTGATGCAGAGTTCAGCTAATTACGATGTATTACAAGGACAAAAAAGGTCATTCAATACAAACGGAATGGAGACAATTTCGGTAAATAGTGGGTATGTTAACGAAGATTTTAGGGATAATATTAAGCAACTTCTAATGAGTGAACGTATACTGGTTGATAATAAGCCTGCGATATGTAAAACAAAGTCATTAGAGTTGATGAAAAACATAAATAATCACATGATTAATTACAGTTTAGAGTTTGAGTTTGCTTATAATTCTATAAACAACGTGATATAATGAAGAGGATAGTAGATGTATATGTAGAAAGTGTCAGCGGAAGTGGTGACTATTATAAATTAGAGTTATTTAATGATGAGAAAATTGAGCTTACAAGTAGTATTCAGAACATACAAGACATATCTAAAGTATATACTGACTTTACACAGTCGTTTACAATACCAGCAAGTCCTATTAATAATGCAATACTGCACCATTTTTACCAATCAGATGTAGATATAGCGACTACCAATGGAGTGTATCAATGGAATTTTAACTTTAGAATTAGAGCTAAAATAGAAGTTGGATTAACACCATTTAGAACGGGAACTATAATGGTTGAAAAGTCTGAGATAAAGAATGGAAGACCTGACAACTATACTATTACTTTCTATGGGGATTTAGTTACTCTTAAAGATAAGTTTGGAGAGTCTAAATTATCGGATTTAGATTTAATTTCGTACAATATAAATTACTCAGCATCTGAAGTAATTAGTAGAGTAACTAGTAGCACACAAGAAAATATTATGTATCCATTGATTAGCTCAAAAAGATATTGGACTTATAATGATAATACTAGTACAGATGTTAAAACAAGTGCTGGAGCTGTTGTTTTTAATGAATTATTTCCAGCAATAAAAACATCTATATTATTTGATTTAATTCAAAGTAAATTTGGTATAACATTTAATTCAGATTTTTTTAAGTCAACAAATGAAAAATGGAATAAGATGTATCTATGGTTAAAAAATGAAGAGACATATACATCTATTACTAGCACTGTTCCTACATATATAACATGGCCAAGTGGCACCACAATAGTTCCTTCTTATAGTACTTCATTAAAAACATTTCCAGCAAAACAAGGATTTAATTTTGATTTATCTTCTGGGCTTATAACTTGTCAAAACTTAGAGCCTATATCCTCAAATAATTCTATTCAAGGTGTAACGGTGGCAAGATTAGTTATAACTACAAAGGATTTGTCTAGTCAAAACATTAAGTATTATGTAGACTTATATAAGGATGGAAAAATAGTAGAAACTTTTTCGTATACAGGATCGATATTAGGACATATTATATATACATTTAAAGCTACTGACAATGGCAGTACATTCAATATGTTTATAAGGTCGGAAAGTCCATTAACAATAACTTTACAAGGTGCAATAAATTATCCTAACTATAATAATTTCTTTCAAGGTATAACTTATAGTCCTATTACAACAACTGCGACATTAGATATTTCATCTAAAATCCCTGATATTACGGTTGCAGATTTCTTTAGTGGTATACTTAAGATGTTCAATGCTACATGTTATGCTACTGAAACAAACACATTTACTATTGAGCCTTTAGATTCATGGTATAATAAAGGAGCTATTTATGATATTACTGAGTATACAAATACAGATTCAATAACTATTGGTAAGCCTAGTGTTTATAAAAAAATATCTTTTAAATACGAAAAGTCTGAGTCATTTATGAATCGTAATTTTTACGACACTAATGTTGTAGATAGAGATTATTCTGATACATCTATTTCATTATTAAATGAAGGCACAGAACTTACTGTTAAAGTACCATTTGAAAGTTTATTAATGAACAATTTAAATAAGGATGACTTTCAAGCTGGTTATTGTTTAACAAAAGCTCCTGATTTTAAGCCATATATTCCCAAGCCTATTTTTGTTTATTATAATGGTAGAATAAATGACAGCTTATACTTAAGTAACGGAACAACATCAACTTTGTATACTGACTTTAATATATTTAGTAATGCATTAGATATTTCTGGAATTAAATATTCGTTAACATGGCATCCTGAGAATGATGTTAAAACACCTAATCTTCCATTAACAAATAATTTATATTCTTTATATTACGAAAACTATTTACAAAATATATTCAATCCTAAATGTAGACTAATTAATATTAAGGCGCACTTCCCTTTGTCATTGATTACTAAACTAAAACTAAATGACAGACTTGTAATTAGAGATAAAAGATATATTATAAACGAATTAAAAACGGATATAACTAGCGGTGAAGTTGAACTTGCTTTAATTAATGACTTCAGACCTATGGTTAACAATGCTGTGATAGACACGGTTGTGATTCCTGATGGTGGGGACATTATTCCACTTGATTGGGGATTAGCAAACGGTGTTAGTTCTGCTGCTTTTTCAAGTCCTATTTCGGGTGTTACTTTTTCACCATCCACAATAACTGAAAGCGGCCCAATAGATATTACTATTCCAGCTAACACGAATACACCTACACCAATAGTATTAGAATCAGGAACGGATACATTAATTACGGATGATGGATGGGGGATAGTGAATGAAGAAGGCCAAGGTAATGTAATTCCAATTTATGCAACGAACACGAATTTTGATGGCACTACAAGTATTTACGATTTTTATTTAACACAAGCATGATAGAACAAATTATAGCATTGCTCAAAGTAGATAATTTCTACGGAGTGAGTGAAAATATAGACATAGCAAAGGGAAAATATTTGCTGTCAGATTCAATTGTTGCAAACTACAAACAAGGTAAACGAGAGTTATTATTGAAAGCAAAGCGACATGGCAGAAAAGAAAGTAATTGAACTAGAAGTAAAGACAAACGCGCAATCTCTTAAGGCACAATTAAGAGAGGCGCAACAAGAAGTACAAGCACTTTCTGATAAGTTTGGAGCTACTTCAGCACAAGCAATTAATGCTGCGAAACGTGCTGCTGAATTAAAGGACGCGATAGGAGATGCAAAAGCCTTAACGGACGCATTTAATCCTGATGCTAAATTTAATGCTTTAAGCTCATCTATTGGCGGGGTTGTAAATGGATTTCAAGCATATGAAGGCGCACTAGGATTGGTTGGTGTTGAAAGTGCGCAATTACAAGAGCAACTTCTGAAAGTTCAATCTGCAATGGCTTTGTCTCAAGGATTGCAAGGTTTAGGTGAAGCTAGAGATTCATTCAAGCAATTAGGTGCTGTTGTAAAGAATGTATTTACAGGCATCAAAGGTGCAATCGGTGCTACAGGAATTGGATTACTAGTCATAGGTGTTGGAGCGCTTGTAAGCAATTGGAAAGAGTTAACAGGATGGGTAGAAAAATCATTTCCCTCATTTAAAAAGATTGGTGACTTCTTCAAGAATTTTAGTCAGGTTGCTAGTGGTACATTGGATGCTGTAATTGCTGGATTCAAAACGGTTGCCAAAGTTATCGGTGATGTATTCAGAGGAGACTTTTCAGGCGCTTATGAAGATGCTAAAAAAGTAGGTTCAAATATTGCGAATGCTTACAATAAAGGCTTTGAGGAAAAAGATAAAGAAATCAAACAAAATGCGTTCTTAAAGTCTAGAAAGTTCGAACTAGATTTATTAGAAGCTAAGGGAAAAGATGTAGCGGATAGACAGCTACGTTTGATGGGTGCAGAACTTAAGATGTTAGAGAAAGGCAGCGAAGAGTACAATGCAAAGTTGATAGAGATTGAAGAGACAAGAACTAAGATACGAGAAGAGGCTGAAGCAAAACGTAAAGCATTAGCAGAAAAAGCAGAGTCAGATAGAAAAGCAAGAGAAGAGAAGGCAAGAGAAGAGAAAGCAAAGAAAGATAAAGAGCTTGAGGATGGTGAAGATGCGTTTCTAAAAAGAGGTGTTCAAATGAGAACGGCTAGTTTAGAAAACTATCAAGAAAATAGAGCTAAAGAGTTATTTATTGATAATCAAAACTACCAAACAAGAACAGATTTACAAAACAAAGCATACGAAGAAGATCAAGCTAGAAGAGATAAAGAGAAAGCGGATGCCATAATATTAGCAGATACTAAACTAAACACAGTTCGAAACTCACTAAATGTAATCGGTGATTTAGCTACATCTTTTGCGGGGAAATCTGAGAAACAACAAAAGAGAGCATTTGATATTCAGAAAGCAGCGAATATTGCGGGTGGTTTAATGGACACTTACAAAGCATCGTTAGGTGCTTTCAAAGATACACCAGGAGGTCCTATATTAAAAGGTATTGCTGCAGGTTTAACTGCTACTGCTGGTTTGGTTATGGTTAATAATATTCGTAAACAAGAATTTAGAGGGGGTGCCTCAGGTAATATGCCATCAACTTCTTCAGGTGATAGTGGCGGTGGTCAAGCTAACCAAGTTATCACTCCTAACTTCAATATTATAGGCGCACAGAACCAAACGCAATTAGCTCAATTAAATCAAGCACCGATTAAAGCTTATGTTGTAGGTTCGGATGTTACGACACAGCAAATGTTAGATAAGAAAAAAATACAAAATGCTACACTTTAAGTTATAATAGTATGAAAAAGTTACAGAATATAGAACTTACAATTAAGGACGAACAAGAACAAGGTGTCTTTGCTATTTCATTCGTAGACAGACCAGCTATTGAAGAAGATTTTATTTTACTTTCTGAAATGGAAGTTGAAATGAAAGTAATCGACGAGGGCAAACGCGAAGTAATTGGACTTGCATTAGTGCCTAATAAAAAAATACTAAGAAGGCATAAAGATGAAGAAACAAAAAAAACAACTGAATTCACTGTATCATTTAGTGCTGAAACAATTGCTAAGACTCAGGAACTTTATATGAAGAAATTGTACGGAAATAATGTTACAATTGACCATGAAGAAAATGTTGATGGTGTAGCATTAATTGAGTCATGGATTGTAGAAGATACTAAGAATGATAAATCAAACCTATATAAACTTAATGCTCCTGTAGGTGCATGGGTTGTAAAGATGAAAGTTTACAATGAAGAAGTTTACCAAGGTATTAAGGATGGTAAGTTCAATGGATTCAGCATTGAGGGTAAATATGATGGACTAGAGCAATTAGAGATGCAAGACGATATCATGAATGAGATTAAAGAACTACTTGGTAAACTATGAATGAAATTCCATATTTCGTACGATACAAGGATGTAACTACATTAGACAGTACTGATAGTCTATACTTGGACGATGCTACGAGTGATGTGCCAAAGAAAATATCATATAGTAATTTCACGAGTTCTATCTCCACGAATATTGCTACAGGTAATATAATCTTTGTAACTACGAAAACAGACTTACCAACTGCGGTGAGTAACGTGATCACTTTAGAAGCTAATAAGACATATTTCTTTACTACGATTGTAGATTTAACAGGCGATAGATTAGTGTGTGGTGCAAATACTACTATACTAGGAGGTAGTTCTGAGAATTGTGTAATTAAATCTACAGGATTAAGTAGCTCAACAGCATTGATAACATCGGTATATTCTTTGCCTATTCGTAATATTACAATCACACATGGAACTGCTTTAAATCTAGATGGAGATGGTACTACTACCGCGCTAGATTGGTTTGGTGTGAACTTTACTGATTGCGCTACGATAGGAACTATTAAAGACTACACTAACTTTATCATGCAAGATTCAGCATTTTTGAATAGTGGTGGTATGACTTTAGATGGTACAATTGGAACGATTGGATTCACACAATGTTTATTTGATTGTGCTACAACGACTACAGGGATAACTATTGCATCAACTTGTAATGTTACCCGTAGATTTAGAATTATTTACTCTTCATTTGTAACGTTAAGTGGTGAAACTTCTATAAATGTTAGTTCAAGTGCTACAATCGGTAACGAACGATATATACTAGATACCGTTAACTTTAGTGGTGGGGGTACGTACATCGC